TGCTGTTGGTACTGTTGGACTTTCAACTGTTAATAAGACAGTCACTGGAACTGATACACTATTCAGAAGATTCTTCAAGGCGGGTGACGACTTTAAGATTAATGACTCAACTATTACTCCACCAACATATACAACATTTACTGTTGACTCAGTGATTGATGATACTACTTTATCAGTTACGACTCAACCAACATCTGGTATATTAACCACACAATATTATGTTACAACTAAGATTAATACTCGACCAGATGGTGCTTTCTTACATAGACCATTTGACGGTGGAGTTGAGATTGATGCTGGTACATCACCAAATAGTTCAATCGTAAGACAGACACGTAAGTATTTCCGTTATCAGTCAGGTAAAGGTATTCAGTGTTCATTGGCGATTAACTTCAACCCATCCAGAATTGCACAAACAATTGTAAGTAGTGGAAATACTGCACTACCTAATGAGACATATAACTTTACTCTTAATAGTAATGAAGGAAACTCTTGGAACATTGCTGGTTATTCTAGAGATGGAAACATCTTTGGTGAAAATGTCCCAATCGTTTCTATCGTTGGAGATCAAATTAACTTTACTGTTAACTCTCCAGGCGAAAATCTTTGGATTAAGACTTCTCCATCAACTGGAACAGGTAATTCTGTAAGTGCTGTTGGTAATGGTACTGATTCTGGTACTATTAATTGGAATACTAATGGTTTAGGTATTGGAACTTACTACTATCAGGGTGAAACCACTGGTGCTATGAGTGGAGTTATAAATCTTGAAGCAGTTGGTGCAGCAACAACAATTGCTAAAGTAGTTACCAGATATCCTCATGGTATAACCAGAGTTAATAAAGTAACAATTAAGGGATCTGATGATCCAGCTTACAATGGAACCTTCCAAGTTAGATCATCTAAAGACTTTGAGTTTAGATTCTTCCTAACTGATGCTACTACATCCAGTATTCCAAATGGTATTATTGAATATAATGTTGACTCATGGCAAAATAGTAAGGTTCGTTGTGGACTATTTGATTATCAGAACGGAATGTTCTTCGAATTTGATGGTCAAACCTTATGGGCAGTAAGAAGATCTTCAGTTCAACAGTTACCTGGTACTGGTGCTGTTACTAAGGGTAGTAACATCTTGATTGGTACTGATACCAACTTTACTGGCCAATTAGTGATTGGTGATAAGATTGTAATCAGAGGTCAGAGTCATAGAATTACTTATATTCCATCTAAGACTTTGATTCATATGCAACCATCATATCAAGGTGTTGATGCTTCTGATGTTATCGTCACGAAGACAATTGATACTAGAGTTCCACAAAATGAATGGAACATTGATAAGGCAGATGGTACAGGGCCTTCAGGATTCCTGTTAAATCTAACTAAGATTCAGATGTGCTACCTCGATTACTCTTGGTACGGTGCTGGTAAGATTAGATTTGGATTTAAAGATACCTATGGTCATGTTAAGTACATGCATGAATTCCGTCACAACAACAGACTGGAAGAAGCATACATGAGAACTGGTAACATTGCTGGTAGATATGAGATTGAGAACGAAGGAATTCCAACTTATGTCCCATCACTGTTCCACTGGGGTACTTCAATCATTATGGATGGTAGATTTGACGATGATAAAGCGTACTTATTTACTGCTCCATCTAAGTCACTAGTGTTTACAAACGGTGACTCTAACGCTGCTAATACTGATGGTACTTCTAGCCTTACCTATTCAGGTGGTTACTGGAGAAGTTACTATGTTAAGATTCCATTCGCCACTGCTGATGCTGGTAAGTTTAGTACTGGTTCTCCAGTTTATACCGCAGACGGAACATTGAATGGTACTTCTGCAAGTCCTTATCCACACGTAATTGACTATACTGATTATAGTGGTGGTAAATTCAATATTTACATTTACATGGGAACCTATAGATACTATCAACCACCTGCAGTATATCCATCCCTGGGTAGTGCAGTTGCGGTTAGTGTTGGTGCTCCTCCAACTGGTGCTTCTGATGATGAGTTGACTGAAAGAATTCCACTTGTAAGTATTCGTCTTGCACCATCCGTTGATAACAACCTCACAGGTGCTCTAGGAGCAAGAGAAATTGTTAACAGGATGCAATTACAAATGAAGTCATTGGGTATCACGTTAACTCATGACTGTACTGTTGATCTAATCTTGAATGGTCAAAGTAGCAACAGAACATTTAGTGATGTTGCATCTCCATCATTATCAGAACTGGTTCAACATTCTTCTGGTGATAAGATTGTTTCAGGATCTACTATTTACTCCTTAAGAGCATCTGGTGGTGCTGAAAGTTCTGGTGGTAGAAGACTTCCTGCAACATCTGACTTCGATCTATCGCAGATTACTGACTTAGGTAACTCTATACTAGGTGGAGATGGAACTTATCCAAACGGGCCTGACTTATTAACCATTGCTATTACACCTGTTGATACTGCAGCAATTAATGCTGACTCACCATTAGAAGTATCCTCTAGGATATCATGGACAGAATCACAGGCATAATGCTATAATAGTTCTAAGAGTTATCATGTAAAATTGAATTCTATATTATATGAATAAACAATATTATTTTATGGGGGGTCTTCCACGTTCTGGAAGTACCCTCCTTTCGTCACTTTTGAATCAGAATCCAAGGTTTTATTCAGGGCCATCAAGTCCTGTACTTAGTGCGATAGTTTCTACTCATGATAGTTTCATGGGGAATCAACTATATCATGGGTATCCAAAACCATATCAGGTGAATGAAATTGTTGGTTCAATTATGGGCCACTGGTATAGTGATGTAGATAGACCAGTAATTATTGATAAGAATCGTGCATGGACATCAAAAGTATCAGTCATTGAAGGATACTTACATATAGAACCAAAGATAATTGTACCAGTAAGAAGAGTTGATGAGATATTAACATCAATTCTTACAATGATTCATCGCAATCCTTTTGAAGAAGGACAAGCAAGAATTAATTTTGTAGATGAATTCTTAGTAAAAAATAATATTCCTATTAGTGATGAGGAACGTTGTAATCATCTTTTAAATCCTGGTGGTATTGTTTATGAGTCATTAAATGCTATCATGGATGGGTTTAAGGATGAAAAACGTGACAAATTTCATTTTATAGACTATAATGATTTGGTAAATGATCCACAGAAAGAGTTGGATGGTATCTATGATTTCTTAGGTGAAGAGCCATTCGAGCATACATTTGATGGATTATCTAACGAACATAGAGAAGATGATCTCAATACATATGGTTTGGCTGATATGCATGAAGTTCATTCGGAATTAGTAAAGACATCTGATCATCCATCCAATGTTCTTCCTTCATCTATTATAGATCTATATAATAGAAATAGACAGAACTTAGAATTCTGGACTGAACCTGAGGTTGTTAAGATTAATCCCCCTAAGGCACCTTTGACTAAACCCAATACATATAATCTTTTTTCATAATTATGGCTCAAAAAAAATATTCTCTGTTTCATGTACAAGGTGGGTTTGGAAAGCATATTGCAGCAACCGCAGTAGCAAAATGTATAAAGAATAATTATCCAGGTAGAGAACTAATATTAACTGCTGTTTATACAGAAATATATCAGAACCTTCCATTTGTAGATAGAGTATATCAATTAGGAAATACAAGTTATTATTATCAAACTTATGTGGAGGATATGGATTCATTAATCTTTGCTAATGAACCATATTTTACAACTGATCATGTAAATAAAAAATTACCTTTGGTACAGACTTGGAGTAAGATGTATGATCTGAAGTACAAAGGTGAGATGCCTCAGATTACATTCAATCATCTTCAAAAAAAGATTGCTAAAGAATTCTGGACTGGTAGGGCAAATGGTAAACCTATCATGGTCATACAGACTAATGGTGGTCTATTAAATGAACAAAGGCCTTATCTATGGGCTAGAGATATGCCTATAGCATTAGCACAAAAACTTGTAGATCATTACGAAAAGGATTATCATATCTTCCAGATAACTAAACCATCAGCTGAAGTATTGGATGGCGTAGAAGTTATTAAAGAACCTATGAGTAACATGGAACTTGTAAGTATATTATTACAGAGTGAGAAAAGAATCTTTATTGATAGTTGTATGCAACATGCTGCAGCAGCATTGAAGATGCCTTCAGTAGTTCTATGGAATGGTACAAGTCCAGAAGTATTTGGATGGGATATGCATACTAATATACAAGCAAGAAAACCTGCTAAGTTTAAACTACCTAACAGTGTGTTCTTTGACTTTGATTTTATTGGTGTTGAAGCAGAGTATCCATACGTTGATGAAGAGGAAGACATCTTTGATTTTGATAAGATTATAGAGGCAGTCGGTTAACATGAATGTTGTTGGACTTTATGGTGCAATCGGTTGGAATGTTGTACTTTCAGATCTTCCTAAGCTAGAAAAGCAAGTAAATAATAGTTGGACACATGGTGCTAGTGTAACTTTATTTAAGGATGATGACCACATATGTAGTGTTAGTGAGGAAAGACTTAGTGGAGTAAAATATGATGGTAATTTTCCTAGAAAGTCTATAGAGTATTGTCTATCTATTGGTAACTTAGATAAGAATGATATTGATTTAGTAGTCATCCCTTCTATGGCCAATCAGGAGTTCTATAGGTATTGGGTGAATAATACTATTACGAAAAAAGTTAAAAGATATTTTCCAAATGCAACAGTACGTATAGTATCTCATCATTTATGTCATGCTGCATCAACAGTATTCTCTTGTGATTACAATGAAGGATCATTCATTACATTAGATAATGCAGGGTCAGTTTTGTTCGATACGGTAGGGCAACTCTTTGCTTGTGAGAATCATTCATTAGGTTATTTTAATAAGAAGAAAGGTATATTCAAATATTTTCCTGGTATTCCTCAGATGAATAACTTTGGAAATTATTATTGGTTGTGGGCATATAATATCTACGTTAATAAAGTTGATAAACAAATTAGTCTTACTAATCCTTACTATAGAGAGACATTCTGTGGTAAGGTAATGGGTCTCTCTGCCTATGGAAATTTAAAAGACCTACCAAAAGATGGTAGAGTTGCTATGGAAGGTATACCTCAGGTTGCTATGGAATTTCTACCTCAGACAGGTAGACAGGGGCCATATGAGAATCTAACACCAGATAATAAAGCACAACTCCTTCAACATAATTTTGAGCAAGGTATATTAACATACATGAAAGCATTGAAAAGAGAAACATATATTCAAGATAATCTTTGTCTTGCTGGTGGTGTCTTCTTAAATATTCTTGCTAACTCTGTGCTCCGTGATAATAATATAGCAGATAACATACACATACCACCATTCCCTGATGATACTGGACTCTCATTTGGAGCAGCATGTTATGGTATTTTTAAAGAGAAGGGAAAAATAAATTTACCTCATAATATATCATTACTTGGTAAAACTTATAGTGATGAAGAGATTGAAGAAGCACTTGGAGATACTAAGTATGAGAAGTATGATGACTTTGATGAATTATGTAAGGTGGTATCAGGATATCTTGCAGACAATAAAATTGTAGGATGGTTCCAGAATAGATCTGAGTTCGGGCCTAGAGCACTTGGTTCAAGGTCTATCCTTATGAATCCTAAGCCTAAGAAAAACAAGGACGTTGTAAACGAACGTATCAAGCATAGGGAGGAGTGGAGACCCTTTGCAGGTATTATGTTGGAGGAATACCAAGAAGATTATTTTGTAGAGGATTATCCAAATGAATATATGTTATACTCTCTGACTGTACGGAAACATAAGAGAAAGGATCTTGGTGCTATCACTCATAAAGATGGTACTTGTAGAATACAAACAGTGAATGAGAAATTGCATCCAGAAGTTACTAAACTCTTACAAAAATATAAAGAAGAAACAGGGTGTCCTATTCTTCTAAATACATCTTTCAATGATAATGGCCAACCAATTGTTGAGACACCAAAACATGCTGTTGACACTTTTAATAAAATTGATTTAGATTACTTGTGTATCGGTAATTACATTATAAATAAAAATTCCTAGAGGTTTAATTTAGATATGAATTTCGCAGTTTATACGAAAGAAGGGTGTCCGTATTGCGACAAAGTAAAAAAGGTATTAAAGTTGACAGAGAGTAAGTATGTAGTGTATAATTTAGACCAACACTTTGATAAAGATTCATTTTACGGTGAGTTTGGTCAAGGATCAACTTTCCCACAGGTAGTCTGTGATGGAAAAAAATTAGGAGGCTGTGTTGACACAATCAAATTCCTCAGAGAAGAAAAAATCCTCCAAACATAATATAAATAAAACCAACACTCCTGATATTAATCGTGGTGTTGAACTTATGCTTCAGGGAGGTAAAAAAAGAAAAAAACCTGTTCATATAATATGGAATAAGATGATTTGTTTTTTTAATACAGAAATAGATATCTACTTTGAGTTTTCCTTATCGAAAAGGAAAAAAAATTAAATACCGAGGAGTGTAAAATGGATTCGTTTACGATAGTAACATTAACATTAACAACTTTAGTATCGTTACTTGCATTATTAGTGGGTGGTATGGTAGGATGGATGGCAAGACAACATTCATACGAAACAACACCACAAGTTGTGTATACACATCCAGAGATGTTTGATGAAAATGGCAATCTAACCCCAGACGAAATTGTAGCTGTACGTTTTGAAAATTATGACCCCGACGACGAAGAAGACGACTAAACCTAAGAGAACTTTACAAGTTAAAACTCTTCCCGACTTACCAAATAATCCTTTTATTTTTGAGATTCTTGATCTAGCATCAAAACAGAGATCTAAGGCCAAAAAAATAGAAGTTCTTAGAAAATATGATCACAAAGCATTGAGAGTTATCTTTGTTTGGAATTTTGATGAGACTGTTCAATCCGTTCTTCCTGAAGGAGAAGTTCCTTATGTAGGATATGATGAGAATGTTTCCTATAGTGGAACTCTATCTACTAAACTTACTCATCAGGTACGTGCTATGCATGAGAAGGGTAACTTTTCTTTAGGTGCAAGTGATCAGCAAGGTCATACTACTATTAGAAGAGAGTGTAGACACTTCTATAGGTTTGTGAAGGGTGGTGATGATCAGTTGAATTCTATTCGTAGAGAAACAATGTTCATTAATATCCTACAGGGCCTTCATCCATTAGAAGCAGAAGTTATTTGTCTTGTAAAAGATAAGAAACTATCTGATTCTTATAAGATTACTAAAGAGGTTGTTGCTGAAGCATTTCCAGATATTCATTGGGGTGATAGAGGATGACTACTGAAACGAAAAAACCAGAGGCAAAGAAACCAGAGAAAGTAGTAGAAAAAAAGAAATCAATATGGAGTTCAGAGGAAGTAAAGAAACTGAATGAATTATATGGAACTGATATTCTTGTAGAAAATGGATCTCATGAGGAGCTTAGTACAACTCAAGCACCTAATGATGCTTATATTATCAAGTATGTGTACGATGATTCCGTTCGCTGTGACCTTACAAGGGGCACCAAAACGAATTTATTTGATATGTACTGGGATAAACTTAAGAATGATCTGAAGTCCATAGATTATGGTAGGGGTACTATTAAACCTAGTCTTTGGGGTTATAAGTCACCGCAATCATCGAAGAAGAAAAAGAAGTGAAATATGTAGATAATTACTTAGATAAGCAATTACTGCAGAGAATTAAAAATGATATCTGTGATCAGCAGACAACTGGTTGGCTTTGTATTAAAGATATTTCTGGCCGTGCTATAGAGAAAGATTGTTATTTTACTCATATGCTATTCGAAACGTATATGAATGAAGATAATCTATTATATGAGCCAGAAGAACCTTGTAGTCCTAAGTACTGGATTGCAGATGTATTAAAAAAGGCTATAGGTGCAGAACACTTAATTAGAGTAAAGGCAAACTTATATCCTAGAACAGATAATTTAGTTAGTCATACACCTCATAAGGATTATGCTTTTGATCATAAAGCAGCAGTATTATCTTTGAATACGTGTGATGGCCATACTAATGTTGATGGTACAGAAGTTGCGTCCGTGAAAAATAGAATGTTATTTTTTGATCCTCAAGTTACTCACAATAGTACGAATTGTACTGATCAACAGTTTAGAATTAATATTAATATTAATTACGTTTAATCTTTGGCCACCAAAATCGACTTTTAATTCCAAATATCGGGGACAAAAAACTCCGACATTTTTTTGAGCCACAGGATTTTGTAACAAATTTACATACCTACTTGACTATATACTATAACTGTGTTAGTATTAACACAATCGTTCAACCTCATTAGAGGTCGCAAGTAAGCCGACTCGGAACGGAATCGTTCATCCCATGTTTCATTTAGCTGTTATCGCTTCTACTTTCTCTTGTGCTGATGCTAGTGTTCTTATTGAAAAAATGAGAACATATAGAGTCGAAGAAGAGACACGAACTGAAATGATTCAGATCGTGAAAGGAGAGACGCAGGGATGTGACTGGGACGCAAAAGCCGACTAAAGGAACGGATTAAAACCCCTACTACTTTGGAGAAAGCCAATGGCAAAAGTCACTTATCGTGGTATCACATATGATACCGAGAACCGTCCTAACAAGACAGTTAGAGCAGCAGAACATGTAGAAACATACCGTGGTGTATCGTTTCTCGTAGATGCTGCAGGACACAAACGTGTTCTTTCTACCGTCTGATAGGTTCGTCAAGTAAGCATAAAGAGCGTCTATTGACAGACGCTCTTTTTTTATGGTATACTATCTAAATACCATATAAAAATTATGGAAAAGGATAAATTAAAACTTATCGTTCGTAATTTGGAACTATTAGTGGATTCTCTTAAAGCTGAGGTCTACTCTGATGTAGATTCCTATTCTGTAGGATTAAATCCAAATGAAATCTGCGGTATAAATGATTATGATGAAATCTTCGAGGATGATGACGGATGAAACAAAAGAGAATGCTGCAGAATTTAAAAAAAGCATTACAACAAGATTTTTTGTATAGTTCTGAAGAACTTGCATTTATGAGAGAACAACTTGAGATTCTCGAAAGTGAGACACGTTCTCAAACAAGAAAAAAACCTGAAGGATTTGGAAAATGAATGTAAAATTAATTCGTATGTGGTCTGGTGAAGATGTAATAGCAGATCTTGTTAAAGATAAAGGAGATTATCTTATAATTAAGAATCCTATTGTTGCTATTCCTTCAGGTCAGGGCCAAATGGGATTTGCTCCTTGGTCACCACTTCTTGAAGCAAGAGATACTGAATTAGAAGTATCTGGAAAATATGTTGTGTATATTGCTAATACACAAGAGGATATTATTGAACAATATCGGGAAATGTATGCTCCTATTGCAACTCCACCTAAGAAAAAACTTATTCTATAATGACTGTAAAACTTATAAGTATTACTCCTGATGCAGAAAAGATGATGGGTTATATTGCCCGTGTCTCTAATCCATCGAATCAGGAAAATGAGAAGTATGCGGGATTATTAAAGTATTGCATCAAACATAAT